CTACAGCTGACCTTATGTTTGCACTCATATCTAACGAGGAACTTGATGCAGTAAACCAGATTGCAGTTAAACAGTTAAAGAATCGTTACAATGACCCTACTACCAATAAACGATTTGTAGTTGGTATTGATCGTGCCAAGATGAAATTATTTGATGTTGGTGAAGAGGAACAGAAAGGTCTATCCGATAGTAATCAAAAAGAAGACAAAGAACAATTTGCTGGACCTGTATTTGATAAGACTGAGTTCGGAGAAGGCTGGAAAGTCTAATGGAAAAAGGAGATATATAATGCGTATGACAAAATTTATCTACAAGTTACGGCTTTTATTTTCTATGTTTAAGAAGAAGAAAAAACATAAGGATGTAAAATTTATCTATCCACATTGGTGAAGATTGGAAAGTCTAATGGAAACCTGTTATATTAAAATCATGACATAGCCTTAGCCTTATCTTCATATTTGTTTCCTTCTATTTTAAAACTGAATGATCTACTTTGGTCAGCAATAAGTTCAAACATCAAATAGATAGGTTCTGGTTTTCCATTAACTTCTTTAAAATCACTTACCATTTTTATCTTAATAACATTATATAATTGATCTGTTTTTCCAGCTTTTGCTTTATCCACACTAAAAATTGCAACAGGGAAATTATTAATTTCCATGCCTTTTGTAGATAACTCATTAGTCTTTTCGTCTTTGTAGTCACTCCTTGTGCCTAAAACAACTGCCTTTTTATCTTCTCCCCCATATACAATAACTAAGGGTAACGAGGTATTTCCAAACTTAACTTCTGATTCAATTTCAGCTGAAAAAGCAAACAATGCTTGACTAAGATTTTTATACTCTAATTCATTTTTCTCAATAGACTTTAAAATTCCAAAAATAGCAGTATTTGCAGAATAATTCATACCCACCTTTAATGCCATATATATATCAGTCTTTGTTATATTGGCTCCTAGTTTACTTTTAATAACTTTATCTATTTCATTACCAATACTTACCATATCTACAAGACCAGCATTCTCATTTGGTAACATTAGTATTGGTAAAACTTTACGGCCTGGAACAGCAAACTTAGCATTTAATGAGTTTAATAAACTCATATTTTCTTTATGAAGCTTATTAATTTCATCGTTTTTTACAAACTGACCTAGAGTTTTAAATTCTTTTATTAATTTATCTGTAACTTTAATATTTGGGCTCTTCTTTTCTCCAAGAAATGAAGTTAGTGAAGATTCATTTAATTGCGTCATATTCAAAATGTTTGATATTGACTTCATTCCACGATTTCTCTTAATCTTTTGATTAGCAAGTTTAATCGACAATCCTACTAATACTTTAGCAATTTTTGTATATTTTTCCTTTGCCCAATTAACAAAATTTTTAAATCCACCAGATACAACATCTTTAAATTTAGAGAATGCATCTCCAAAAAATCCCTCTATCATCTCACCTTGATTATAATCATATGATTGGTTTTGTTGAATATAATCTCTTGCAGCTGCGGGTGATGCAGTACTAATACCACCTAGATAATTTTTATTTAGAAATGCAGTAGCTCTACCTACTCTAGCAGCCGCAAAAGTTTTCTTCAAGGAAATTTGGTAATAAGAAACTATTTCTTTTCCCTTTTCATCTAACAAGGTAATTAAACCTTTTTTAGTAGTTTTTACTCTTGATGACTGATCTTTATCTGGTAATTTTGCAATTGTGCTAAAAGCATTAAATACACCTTGTCTTGTACCATTTGTGATAAAAATAACATCTGCTGTATTAGGTTTATCAGCAGCTGGAATTTGAAATGTTGTTGGTGCTTTCCCTTTCCCTTTATATTCTTTATCTACATCTTTATGAATAAAATCTTTAAAGACTCCATTATGAATATCTGCAACTGCTCCACCAATCAATACTACCCAATTCAAAAAAGCATCAAGTGCTTCTTTATTAGGATGTGCTTTAAGAAAATCTTCAATCCAAGTTTTTGCTTCTGGACTAAACTGGTCCTCCTCCATAACCTTTTTTAAGTTGGCACCAGTTAACTTTAACCCTTGCATACCAACTATTACCCCAGCAGCTTCATACATTTGAGTTGAGACATTTGACTTTTCAGCTTGAACTAATGAATCAACGTCAAGTTCTTTGTCTTGAGGTAATTTTTCAACTTTTTCAAATATATTCTGAATCCTATTCACATGATCAACTGCAACCTTATCTCTAGGACGTAATTGTTCAACGTATTTCTGTAATTTCATATTACTTATCCCATGCCTTTATCGCTGTGAAGTTGTTATACGAAAATTCCATGCGGTCAACCAATTTGACTGCACCACCGCTAACTCTATCAATTGCAACATAACCCTCTGGGTTAGTTGCCTTGAACCCGTTTGCTGTCTTGATGAACGTACCAATAGACTTGACCTGATCCAATTTGTTGATGATCAGAGATTTTGCATCAACCAATAAATTCTGAAACTTGATGACACTGGTCAGCGTCATAGTGTATTTACGCAGCTCACGAATGTATTCCTTCTGCATGTCCTCGTATTTCTTTTTACCCTTATCGGACTTTGCCTTGTCAATCTGTTTCTGTATCGAGTCATATACCCATGCCTCATATCCCTTGGAATGCGCCATTGGGTTGGTAATCTTTTCGCCTGCTCGTACCTTACTGTTGTTATAGGTCTTTAATGATGCACCCGCAAGAGTGCCTGTCATCTGACCCTGTAGTTTTAGAAACCCTTTCAACTTACCAGAATTAATTGTCTGGAACGTCTTACCTGTCTTAGACAATACAGCTGTGATGGATTCTGTCTCTGATGCAGTAAAAGTACTGGTTCCACTCGTATCCTTATAAGTGGCATCATCCATCCACACACTATTAGGTTTGCTCAATCCACTGATATTTGCGCCAAACGTGGCTTTCATGTCCTGTAGAGCGGCGCCTGTGTACGTTGTATGCCAGACGATACCAATACTCGCAGCCTTAATCTTTTTACCAAAATCACTATCCACAGGGACAGCATAGACAATTGTATTTGGTTGGAATGTATAGTATTTAACACCATCAATCTTAGTATTATCCACATCATCCGTAAACATCAAGTCGCCTTGTAATACGCCCTCGATACCAAGCTTACTCAATTCCTTCAATGCAACCTTGAATTTACTTTGCAATGCGCCGGATAGATCAGCATCAATTTCTGCATTATTCTTATATAACTTAGGAGAGACATTGAACACACTCTTTTTTGCAACAAAGAACTTCCCGTCACTAGGGTCTATACCAGCAAAGATTGCTGGTGCGCCATCCCATTTGACAGTCATATTGATAGAAGAACGAGATGAACCCGCCATCATATCACGCAAAGAACGTAGGAAGTTAATAGCAGCTCTACCACCATCCACACCATAGTTGAGAATTTCATCCTCAAGATGCTCAAGGTGAAGGTTCTTGCCTCCCTTATCTTCATTCAACATTTGCTTAAAACTAATCATGTTACCATTATACTCCATATAACTTGGCAAGTCAAGTACCTTGTATTTAGTGATATTGTATATGTGAAAAAGTGCTTGACTTTTGTATAATCATGTGATATATTAAGTATATATACTACGAACACTATACGATAGAGGAGAGAAGTTGATGGTTTTTAACCCAAACAGTATATACAATGAAGAAGATGGTGGAGGTGAAAACCAAGACTACTCATATAACAATCTTAGTGAAGAATTTTTTGATGGCGTAGATTTTGACCGTTGTGATTTTACTGGAGCTAATCTACAAGGTACTACATTCAAGAACTGTTATATGCGGGGAAGTGTATTCGTTGATGCAGACCTAAGAAAATGCTCGTTTGAAAATGTCAATCTACGAGAGTCAAGAATAGTTAATGTTCGGGGTAAATTAAGTAAATGGATCGACTGTAACTTGTCACGGGCAGATTTTAGTGGTTCTGATCTACAGTATGCTAATTTTACGAATAGTGACCTAAGAATGGCAAACTTTCGTAATGCACGTTGCGACAGTGCAGATTTTACTAATGCTTGGATCAAGGGTATCGGTACAAGGGGTGCAAAGTTAACTAAAGCAAAGATTCATGAGTGGCTTGGTAGTCATGTACATCAGTATCGTGTACTACCACCAGAGACTAAATGCTATGCATATAAATTAACTAACTCAGGTGGATATGGTCCATACCATCCAAAAATCAAATATTACGTTGGTCAAGTTGCTGACGCAAGTATACAAGACAATCGTACTATTGCTGTTAATCCAGTAGGTCATGGTGATGAAACAAATACAGGTATTGCCATTGCTCCCCTTGATTGGGTACTCAAGGAATGGTTACTAAACGGCGCAGACCCTAACTGGAAACTGTTTCGTGTTGAATTTGAAGCAAAGGATGTGATAAAGGGTGAAGGTAATGCTAAGTTCAACGTCACAAAAATGAAAGTCCTAGAAGAAGTAAGCCTAACACCATACTATGAAGAACTAAAGGATTGATCTATATAATGGATGGAAATGGATGAAGAAACGTATACACATTAATATGCACGTTATAAGAAAGAACAATAAGACAGGAGAACGCAATCCTGTTATAACATGCAAAACATCAAAGAGCAA